AATGCTTTTGAAATTTTCAAATGCATTTTTTTGTGAAAAAATTTGGTAGTTAAAAAAAATGTTGTATATTTGCAAAACAATACCGCGGGATGGAGCAGTAGGTAGCTCGTCGGGCTCATAACCCGAAGGTCGTAGGTTCGAGTCCTGCTCCCGCTACTAAGTAAAGGAGGAATAATAAACTTAATTGCGAAATCACTGATTTTTAGAGGTTTTATTAAGGGTTTATTATTCCTCTTTTTTTGTGTTTTAGTCTCTATGTTGGTCACTCAGTAGATAAAAGTAGTGCCTGGTTGTGTTTTAAACTTTTAAAACATAACTGAAATGATAGAAAACATAAGCTTTGGAAAAGATGCTGCTTATCTCTATGCAGCTATGAACTACAATTTTTTTATAAAAAAAGAGAGTGACAAATCTGGAAAGTCACCTATTTATCTCAATGTAAGATTGAACGGAAAAAGAGCAAGAATCTCTACTTTATTAAAAATAGAAGAAAAACACTGGGATAAAGAAAAGAAAAAAGTTATCAAGTGTGATGAAGCAGATGATTACAATCTTATTCTGAAACAATTAGAAAACAGAATCACTAACATCATCGTTAAACACAGACTTTCTGAAACTCCACTTACAATGGATATGTTTCTGAATCAGCTAAAAAACGCACCACCAAGTTATGATTTGGTGCAATTCTTTGAGCATGTAATCCAAGACCAAGACCTGTCAGAATCTACCATAATAAAGCATAAAGGAATTTTTAATAAACTTAAAAGTTCTAAAATATCCAGTTCTTTTCCCGATATCAATTTGCTTTGGTTCGACAAATACAGATCCTATTTAAAAAAATTAGGAAATAATTCTGCTACAGTAAATACCAATATCAGCATCATCAAGAAATACCTTCGCATGGCAAAAGCGAATGGAATAAAAATCTATGTAAATTTGGATTGGGTCAAGGTCGGTTCTACAGGAGGAAGAATCATTTGGCTCAAAGAAGAAGAAATAAAGAAAATGGAGGAATACTACTATTCTTCTTTTATTCCAGAACATTTGAAATTAAGTCTGGGATATTTTCTATTCTCCTGCTATACAGGATTGAGAATTTCCGATGTTATGGAAAGAAATCGTGATGACTTCAATGCTGACACCTTCGAGTTTATTTCGATTAAAACGAAAATGCGCCAAATCATAGGAATAGGACAGAAATGCCGACAAATAATAGACAACAACCCTATGCTGTTCATCGCAAAAAAAGCAGGAGTTCACATCAATAAGCAAATCAAGGAAATTGCTAAAATATGTGGAATCAAAAAAAATATATCATTCCATACAGCAAGACACAGCTTTGCTACCAATTACCTAATCAAAGGCGGAAAGGTGGAAAATCTGCAGAAGTTATTGGGACACACTAAAATAATGACTACAATGAAGTATGTTCATATTATAGATGAAGAAGCTGCACTAACGACAAACATCTTCGATTAAAAAACTTTTGCTCCTAAATAGGAGCAAAAGACTAATAAGTTTCAGTTTCTATCTCTATAGAATAGTGTTTATCCGAAATGGAATTTTTTACCCAGGATTTTATCCAGTGCCTTTTGTTGTAGGCAAAAATTTCCGAGCGGATATCATACTTACGGATTTTGTTTTTTTCCGCAATGAATGTCCATTTGTAGCTGAAGTTAGACAGCCTGTTCATATACCAGGGCTTAAGATGCTCGGCGCACTCCTCTCCTTCTAGCCCTCTCGGATTGGTGGCGTGGTTGTCGCCGTCTCTGTCCAGCCCAGCATAATAAACCAGCATCAAGGAACTTTCCTTGTAAGCCTTGGCTGTATTAGCGCCACGGAAAAATGCCATCGGAAGACAAAAGCCATTAACAGTAACTTCTGTAGTATTTTCAGGCACAAAATGAGGATTGAGCTGGTAGCCTTTCTCATTGAAGAAAATATTTCTATTTTCCATTCCCTCTACTTCTGGAAATTTCAAATGAAAATACTCTTTATCAGTAAATTTTCTGATAGGATTTTCTACCTCAAAGGATCTGAAATCCTCTGGCTCCTTGCTCTTATCAATTCTAATAAGGTTCATTATAGCCTTAGAGCCATCAAAAGTAAGGTCATAGTTTCGCCAGTTCTTGATGATGGTCACCAAATCCCCGAACGACATATCTGGCACTGCTTTTTTAAGATTAACCCTGTTAAAATTGAATACATACGGAATGACATTACCCTCTATGGTGTGCTGTCTCATCGGTCGGATTTCCATATACGCCAGACCTATATCTTTTTTAGAAGAATCCATTAAATGCGGCGCCTCTAAATAGCCGTAATATTCAAAGACAAATTCCTTCCTATCCACGGCGTCCTGCTCGCTAACATCTAAAACAAAACTTAAATTCTCCACCACTTGGAGCTGATTACCAGCACCGAAAGAATAAACATGCTTGTCTCCATAATAGAGATTAACATTAGCACCCTTCAATGCGTTATGCACTTTGAAATAAATTCTGTATTTCCCTGGCGCCTCTATCACTACTGATTTTTTCCACTTCCCAAACATATCGCCCCCAGGAGTCCGCTCGGTCAAATATACTTCCTCCTTGAACATGCTGAGTTTATGTAGTTTTTGATCTCCTGTGGTGTAGTAGTTTTTATCGGTAAAAATACATCGCTGAAGTAGATGCTCATCACTAAGAATATCCCCCATAAGCTGGAACCCTGCATCTTTAAACCCAGCCCTTAGAACATAGAGCAAATACGGCATCGGATGGATGATGTTTTTATTATAAACATCCATTCCGTCCTCTACTCTATTCCTTGGGAAACTCTTTACAGCCTTTCCCTGTTCCTGCACTCTGTTATTTATCATCGAATCGAAATATTTCCACTCCTCACTGTCCAGATTGTATTCATCTGTATAGAGTTTTGGGAAATTATAATCTGATGCAGGATAGCTCTTTTCTACGACTTCATTGGCGTGCTGGTAGATGTCTGGAACTTCGAAATTATGCAGAGGCAGATCTGCTAGTTTTTTGTCAAAATTTGGCAAGTTTTCAAATCCAGAATCAATCTGGAACTTTAGTGATTTTGTCCCAAACTCCAAAATTTCAATTTTTCCTTTTCTCCGTTTCCCCTCGTGAATATGGATCCCATCATGAAACCGCTTAAGTTTTGAATTATCAAGCGAAGAAAACTGACCTATCTTCCTAAGAAATTCCACCGTATAAGGACACTCTATGGGCAAAGTGTAGTTGGTCCAGAAGCTGTCCTTGAACCTTGGATTTTCTTCAGTGAAACTAAACGAAAGTCCATCCAGCGGAATTTCAATCCCCTCATTGGTTATAAATTTGTCCTGCATTGTTTTTTTCCTGTAAAAATGAGTTATTATCAAAAAACAAAAAAAGACAGTTTTTCAACTATCTTTTTTTATTTTTTTCTTCTGAAAAAATAGAAACAAATATAAAGACACAAATCTCCATTATTAACACTGTACGCCAGCTATAAATATTATATATCCAAAATAATGGCAACCCAAAAAAGATGAGTATCAATAAATAAACCCAATCAAATTTTGACCATTGCTTAGAAATAAGCAATTTAGACAATTCTTGTATCAATAAAATCAAAACCCCTGTACACAAAATAAAAGCACCTTTTCTTAAAAAAGTAGATGTATAAACTTCATTTATGCTATAAAACAGAGAAAGAATTGAAAAAATAAATGTAACAACACTTAAAATATTAATAACCCAATATAATAATTTATATCCAATAAATTTACTCTTTTCTTCAAAAACATAAGTGAAGTTTACATTTAAGATTTTATCTCTTTCTACCACAAAATTATGTCCAGGAATTTGTATCCTTTCCACATTTTTTTCGTTTTTTTTATACTTATTAACACTTGATAACACAATGGTCTGAAGTTGATTATTATCATGGTTTAGATAATAATTTTCAAGTTTACCAGAATATAGTTTGTTTCCTTCTCCTGTATCTATGAGTACATCCACTAAAGTATAAGCATGCGTCAAACTATCATCTCTGTTTTTATGATGAAATCCCTTAACAAGATCTTCCCAATAATTAATTTTTTTAAAGCACCCACTTTTTTTAAGTAATGATGACTTTGTAATAAAGTGCCAAATAAAACCAAACACACCTGACATTATATATATGCTTAGCATTAAATATGTAAAATTCCGATATGTGTCTGGAGAAATTTCATTAGGTAACTGATTTGTGGAAATTTGTTGATGAATCCCCCTAATCGTTTCATAGGAAATATATGGCACATGATCCTGACCCAAAAAATCTACCAAAATAGTGTAAATTAAATATGATAAGGCTAATATTATTACGCTTGTCAATACCGTAAAAACGGATCTTTCAAATAAATTCCCTTTATCAAATTCCTTAGAGTATTCCCTTATATAATAAAATTTCCTGAAAATAATTCCAGGAAAAATAAATACCACGAGGTATACAATTGTATTTAATGCAATATTAAACTCCATAAAAACTAATTAACAACAATTGTCACTTTATCATTGTTTTTTAAAGTAATAGTGTGCGGTTTTTTGTCTCCTTTTTCCTTAAGTTCTCGCACAACTTGATCTAATTTATCTTTATCTTCAGGATCAGAAAATTTATTCATAAAGTCTTCATTATACAAAGGTTTTTCTTCAACCATACCAACTATAGCTGTAAATATTGCCCCTATAAGAGTAAGCATATTTTGAAAAAACTTCACTATTCCTTTTGTTTATTTAGTTTGCCTGTGCAAATTTATACATAAAAATAATATTTACAAATATTGTTTTTTAAAAAAAAGTTTTTATATTATTACTCTATCACATTAAACTCTAAATCCATTTGAAACAGATGTTCGCTGGTGTCATACATTTCGTTTTTCTTACCCACTGCTACAGCTTTCAGCCTTAAATTGCCAATCATGATAAAACATAGATTAGACCCCAGCAGATCATCTATCAGCGTAATTTCCTCCCAAAGAATCCAGCCTGTATTGATAGTAAGTGATTTCTTCCTTTTGCTACCATATTTTAATTTGTTTTCGGCATCAAAATAATGCTCAAACTCCGAAATCATTCGGTATTTATCATGAGCAGAGAACCACTCAAACACCAAGTTTTCTGTTTCAAAGAAAATGTGAATCGGATTTTCAACCTCTGGGAATGGAATATATTTAATCTCCCCAGCAGTAATGATTTCATTCTCTTTTCCAGTGAATAATTTTCGGGTAAAATTGTGGGAACGAACCTCATTTTTCTTCTCAAAAGCGAGTTTCCCTCCTTGATAAATATTCATCAGCGGAACAAACTCTGCCTTTTCCGAAATAGCATCTGCACTGATACGGATTACAGATTCTGGATAGGTTCTGCGCATGGGATGATTGGTAAATAATGGGAAGCACTTCGGTCTTCTACCAGGAACAAAGAAAACATTCTTTATCTGGTATTCTGAAAGCTGTTCATCATCTGCATTATGCTCGGTAATGGTAATATTTACCAATGCAAAACTATACTGATAACCAACATCGTTTAGCGGATAAAGCTCTCTGCATCTGGCAAAAAAATCTTGGATTTCCTCTCCAGGGAAAATCTCTACTTCATTTTTGAAATACAGATATTCATACTCTTGAACCTCTTGGTATTCCTGCTGATAGCCTTTGAAAAACATCTCCAATTTCATTTTTACATAACTGGAGAAAGAATTGTTTTGGCTCATCTTTATCTTGTTCTTGTCCAGAGCAAAATAATAGGCTTCGCCTCTAAAATCTGATTTTAAACTCTCTGCTATCTTCAGCCTCACTGAAAAACTCTTTTCTATTGTCCCTGCTGAAAGCAGTATTTCTCCGCTGTAAGCTCCCACGGCAAGACTCTCTGGTTTTACTGTGGTAATTTTCAGTTTTCCACCTTCTATTACAGCAGTTTCTATGAATGATGGTTTTAAAGAAACGCTGATTTCTAAATTATTTGGATTAACGATATCCGCAGTGAAAGTTTTTGCAGAATCCCCCCCTTTTATTAAAGTATCTTCAAAAATTCTTGGAGAAAAATCAAAATTCTTCACTACTTCCCCCGAAATAGTTTTAAATAAAATTACGATTGTCTTTTTCTTTCCTCCCGCTTTTATTTCTGCATGAAATTCATAAGTAGAATCCACTGGAGTGGTGTCTGAATATGCAGACTTTGATATTTGTATAACACTTTTATCAGTTTCTTTCAAAATATCCAAAGAAAAAGGATAAAAAGACTCCCAATCTGGAGTAATATTAAAAGTAATAGGCTCCGTAGTGCGGACTTCTAACCTAGTATCTCCACTAAGGGTCTTTGTCGCCTTGTTGTAAGTCAGAACAAGATCGGTCTTGTCTGTCACCAAATCTGATGGGGAAGCCTGCCCCTGCTTAACTTCTAATTTAACCGTTACAGAAATAGAGCTCGGCTCTATGTAATGTTCACCGCCTCTGTCATCTATTCCGTAAGCCTCGTAGATGATAGATGCTGAATATCTTCCCGCACTCAGCCCCGCAAGTCCTGTAACATCCAAAAGAACATCTGCTTGGCGTGGGTTAATCTTTCCGCTGTTTCCCCCTTCTCTAAATATCTTTTCCTTGGTGCTGACATTTAACCAGTTCGATGCTCCAAGGTTATAAGTCACCCGAGTTTTATAGACAAACTTCTTATATGGAGCATCATTCCACAAATCTAGTTCTGGGAAAGTCAGCCTGCTGGTCTGCTGGCTGGGCATTCCCTTGCCTTTGATGTATTCAAAAACAATAGTAGGAGGATTCACATCCCACTCTACCAAAGGAGCGTCTTCTTGTTTGTATCCGCCGCATTCATAACCATTTTGCGAGGTAAGTTGCCAATTATCACAAACCGCAATCTTTTTTAATCTAATTTTCTTTGCCATAATCTGTATAAAGAATTTCGTTTTGATATTTTTTTAACTCTCTTTTTTCTGAAACCGCATTATGAACCCATATCTCTATACAATATCGATAATTCGTAAAGAGAATTATTCTATTGGGATTTTGCTCAATCATTTTTACGCCTGTAATTTCAGTAGGAATTTTCCATAGCAATTGGCGGAAAGCCCACCTGCTCACTACGAAATCTACATCTTTCGGCGTGTAGTCTTCTTGCAGCTGTTCCCCGAACACTTTCGCTACAGAACCACACACAGCAGGCGTTTCATTTGTCAGCTCTTCGACCAAGGAAATCACTTGGTCGCAAAGCTTATTCATCGGGTCGTTATCAAAGACCTTGAATTTTTGGAAAGAATTTTTATTTTCTCGCATTTCTTTTCTCTATATTTTCAAATTGTTTTATTGCGTTTTTCAATCTTTTACCATTTTCGGCATTCTCTACCATCCACGCTTCTACTCCGTTTTCTTTTAGTTCGGAAAGAACTTGTTTCAAGTCTGATAAAATTGGCTGCATTTCTGCTCCTAAAACCATCTGAGCCGTTGCAGGAGTCTGAACATCCCCTCCAGAAGTCTGTCCTCCGCCCGTAAAACCTCCTTCTGCGTAGCCTCTTGGTGCTTGAGTTCTCCCTGTTCGGATACTTTCCATCCAGTCTACTACATCAGCAACCACTGGATTCTGAAGCATCCATTTAGGAGTGACATATTCGTTCTCGTGGACTATTCCCGCTGGTCTGAATCCAGAACTATCAGGAGAACCGAAGCCTCCACCTGTAAAACCACCTTTGTCGAAACTGTCTGGCTGAGCAAGAACTGCTGCAATCTGCGCAGCGCCCAAAGCCGACACCACACCAGTAAGAACCCCAGCGGAAATACCAAAATCAAACTTAGGAACCTGCGCCCATATTCCGATAATTGCTTGTGCTGTATTGATAGCAATCTGTGCAATCGCCATTGCTTTCTGGATTTTAGCCTGCCTGTTTGCCAGTTCAGCTTTCTTCGCATCGGTTTCCTCCTCTAATAGCTGGACACCTTTATGATATTGTTCCTGGTTGATGTAGCCTTCATTCAGCTGTCGCAGAAGCTCTTTCTTCTTGTTGTCCTGCCCTTTGGTAAAACTTCTGAGTTCTCGCTCATTAAGTCTTTGCTGAAGTTCGGAAAACTGAGAAAACGCATTTTTCAGCGCCTGCACACCCATCATTACAGCTTGAAGCTTGCGCTCGGTAGTGTCTAGGTTTTTGAAAGTATCGCTCCACTGGGTAACCGAAAACCCAAGAATATCGACTTTGTCCATTTCCTTACGGGCATCTTTCTGAATTTGGGATTCATCACCTACTTCATTTCCATTCTTGGCAGCATTCAGCTTATTGACTTCTGTCGTGATGGATGCTATTCTTTCTTTAAGTTCCTGCACTGATTTTTCAGAAAATACATTTGGATTGCTGAGTAAGTCCTCCAATATTTTTTGCTCTTTTTTGAAAAGCTCTATCTGCGCCTGCAGTGCAGCTCTGTTTGCATTTTCTCTCAATGCTTTTTTGGCGTCTTCTAGCGTATGAATGTTTTTCAGCTCTTGATCACTAAGTTTCAAAAATTCCATTTCAGCAAGTTTTTCCCTTGCTTCCGCCATGGTTTTAATTTCTGTGATTTCATTCTCATTCTTTTCATGAACAAGAGCCGCCTCCTTCTGCAGGTTCGTGATATCACGCTGATGTTTCTCAAGTTCTGCTTTTTCATCAATTGTTTTTATTTTCAGCTGATGTGTATGCTCCATCTGCTCTTTGATTTTATTATTCTGCGCAATAATGGAGTTGATAACTGCGATTTCTTCTCTTTTATTCTGTATCGCAGCATCATAATTCTTTTGGGCTTGAGGACTTGCTCCTGCTTTTGCTTTTTGAAAATCAGAAATCTCTCGTTCTACTTTAGCAATAGCATCTTTCTTTTCTTTATTCTGATTCTCGATATCTTCTAAATTCCGATTATGCTCGGTTTCCAAAAGTCTTTTTTCCTTCTCATAACCTTCGAGCTGAATTTTTTCCCTTTCATCTTCGTATTTTCTATGAGCGTCCAGAAGTTCTTTGTCATATTTACGCTTATCTTCTAATGATTTTTCATAAACAGATTTGGATTTATCTTCTCCCGAATTCTTTTTGGGAGTCTTGTTTTTTGTCGGATTTGCAACAGCACTATTTACTGGTTTATTAGAAGCAGGAGCGGTTCCTCCCTCTTCTCCTTGTATTTTTTTTATTTCCTCTGCAAGTGCTCTCTGCTGGTCTGTTAAACCTTGTACATCTTGTTTTCTTTTTTCATAAACATGAGCATATTCTTTTTTTAACTCATCTGCTCGTTTTTTTCCTACAGCTTTCAGCCATTTTTGATATTGAACAGCTTCATTTTTATCAAGATTTACAACATCTTTTCCTCCAAATAAATTACTTATTTTATTAGCTGCTTTATCAACTAAACCAAGGTTTTCGCCCAGTGATTCGTTTTCTTTATCAATAATCTGCTCTCCTATTTTATCCATTTTAGCTGTAAGGGCTTTTACTCTTGCCATTTTTAAGAGATGCTCGGTGTATTTATCGACCGCTTTAGTGGCTTCTTGAGTATTGATATTTTCCAAATTCAAGAAACCTAAATACTCTGGAGAAATTTCGTTGAGTTTTTTAATCGCCTCCAGCCTTTGTTCTTTGGATAAAGTTTCGTCTCTGGCAGTTTTCATAAGCTGGTCCAGCTCATTTTTTTGAGAAACAATACTTTTTTCTGCCTCTACAAAAGCATCATTTAGATTTTTCTGTTTTTGTGTAGCTGCATCTACTTCCTTATGATAAAGTTTATATGCTACTATCGCTGCACCTATAGCTGCGACTAATAAACCAATCGGGTTCATTTTAGTAGTCATATTAAAGGCTCTCATTGCTGCAGTTGCTCCAGCAGTATTTCCTGTTAATTTAGCCTTAGCAGCTGCATACAAAAGAGAAACGCCCTTTGCTGCCGACTCTATTGCAATTTTAGCCTTTTGGACTGCATTATAAAGAATGGTCTGCTGATAGGCTTTTTGGGTGGAAAGAGCAATAAGATACATTGCTGCTTTATAACTGACCATAGCAGTAACCATCACCCCTATGATTTTTGCTAAAAAAACAAGCCTGTCTTTAAATTCCCTTATGCCGTCTCCTGCCTCCTTGGTTACTCCTGTAATGAAGCCAACCACACGGATAACATCCTCAAAAAGATTGATAATATTATTAGAAGTAAACATATCCGCAAAAGCATTTTTCAGCTTTTCCACTATTGCGGCTGCGTTGTTATTCTTCTTGCTAAATTCATCTGAAAGGGAAGTTCCGTCAGCCATTGCCTTGCCAGACCTTTCCATAGCAGCTCTGAATTCATCGGTTCTATTGGCAGCTGCACCGACTGCCTTCTGAACCTCCAGTGATTTTATACCAAGGCTGTCAAAAATCTCAACCGTCTTTGTGGCTTCTACACCACGCATTCCCTCGGAAAATCTTAAGAAAAATTCTTCTGGATTAGTATTAAATAATTCTTTCGCCTCCGCCGTGGACATATGCATAGACTGGGCAAACAGTCCGATGTTCTCCCCTGCCACCTTCATAAAGTTAGAATATCCCGAAGCCGCTATCTGAGAATCCACCCCAGATTCTTCAAACGCTGCACCAAGCCCTAAGACTTTATCAATAGATGGCTTGAGTGCATCGGGCAAAGCACCTATTCTAAGAGCAAAATCTGAAATATTCCCCTCACTGGCTGTTCCCGATGCAGCAAGTTCATTCAAGGCAGAACCTACGCCATTGATAGCATCGGCATAGCTCTGCCCTTTGGTCTCCTCGAATAATCCTTTGATTTTTCCCAAAGAATCCACCACGCCCTCTAAACCGCCGTCGAAAGAATCTCCCAGGGCAACATATGCTTTGTCTACCTCTTGAACGAAAGATGCCATTTCCTCCTTAGGAACACCAAGCCGACCGCCCACTTCGGCAATCTTGAGCCTGTCCATCTTGGAGGTTCTGGTGTCCATATCATCGAAAGCCTCCCAGAGCTGTTTCACTTCGTCCAGCGCCATACCCGTAGTCTTCTGAACATCTGCCATGGCATCAGAAACTTTGAGCAGTTCTTCAGCTGTATTTTTCAAATGGAGACCAGCCAAACCTACACCGAGATTTCCAAAACTGAGTCCTATATCAGAAAGTTTGGAGCGAAATTTCCCTAAAAAGCCTTCTGACTCTTTTAGCTTTCCGCTTACAGCATCAATCTCACTTTTTACTCTTGAAAAATGCTCTTTTACCTCTTTGAGTTCCGCAGCTTTTCTCATGAACCTTTCAGTTCCTGGTGTGAGTTTCCGAAGCTCACTCTCCAAGGTTCGGGCTTCTTTGCTTAACCCACTGAAAGAATTTTCAACATCTTTTCCGTTTACCTTTAAAACTATTGTTGTAGATACATTCTTTGCCATGTTCAATCTTTAATTCCCAAAGATTGATTTTTTCTGTTTCTCTCCAAAGGACAAAAAAACGGACTGAAAACTCAGTCCGCCATTGTTCAATTATGTGAATGTTATGAATGTTCTATTTTTCTGTTTGAAGAAAAGGATAAGTAATAATCATCCCCGTAGTCGCTATACTAACAAATATATAAAGCGCTTTTTCATCTATATTTTCAATAAAAATTGAGTAAAAAACCATTCCCAGCAGCCCTAAAAAACCGACTACTAAACTCCAGCCTCCCATTCTGTAAATAGTGTTTGGAAATTTAATCCTACTGAAAAGCACTCCCAAAAGAACGAGAGAAGGAATGTATATCACAACAAACCAAAACTTAGATATCAATGCATAAGAAAGAACCATAAGTCCTAAGACAGCATTCACTCCACCAACAGCAAGGAAGATAAGGAGCATTAGTAAAAAAGACTGTGTGTTTTTCATATCTCTAAATTAAGTAATTATTTTCATTTAGCAAAATGCGAAAGTGGAAATATAAGCTCTTCAGCGAAATTCTTGGCTCTGAGTTCTGCTACATTCTGGGAAACAAAATCTACCACATCGCTCTGCTTGATAGCTTCTCCTATGAATGGCTGGGCTCTCATCTCCATATCGTGGGCATCATAGTGATATGAATTTCCTAATTTGGATTTTCTAAAACCACCAGCACGCAGACTATTGACACCATAATGCTGGACAAAACCGTGCCGAGCCATACGAATAACCAGCCTGCGTAAGAAAATCTGCTGGTTTCCGTCTTTCTTCCTACCGTATTTTTTCACATAGGATTTAGCAGATGCCTGTTTGAGACTTGGTTCATCTTCTTTTTTCCCATTGTAGTGGTCCGCAAAAGAATTGGTTTTATTACGAATAGCACCCGTGAGCATCTGCTCTGCTTTTTGTGCGATTTCTAATTCATCTCTGTATTCCATTTCCCAAATTTACAACAAAAAAAACGCCCAGCAATAGTCTTCATTCTATATACTGGGCAAAAGTTTATACTCCGTGTTTCTTTTCAAAGACCACCCATTTGAATACTCGGTCTACTTCGACTCTGTCATATTCAGCAGGAATGCCTTTTTCTTTATCTCCTTCAAAGATACATATTTGTCCGTAGACAATTTCCAACTCTTGGTAAAAGCCCATATCCGTCATGCATTCATAGATATCATGCTCGCTGATAGGCTTTGAAGGAATTACCCCCCCCACCATTTCTAAGATCCTCTTGGTGGAGAGATAGGTTTTTTCCTGTTCCTCGCCGATGTTCCTGTAATACCGCAGAAACAGCTCTTTTATCTTTTCTTTGTAATCTTCCATAAGTTACAGTATAAACTTATTGATATCATCTCGAAGAAAAATAAGTCCGTAGATAACATCCATTACTTCTTTTTTTTCTTCCTCGGTTTCTAAATAAAGATGTGCCGTGAGGAGTTTATTGAGATAAGTGTTTATCTTATCCAGCTGTTCCCTAAAGCCAAAGCTTTCGTTCTGCTGGTTCAGCTTGATGTATTCCAGGCATTCTTCTGTGAGTTTTGCCCCTTGAACCTCTATATATTCTTTATTCCCTTTCATATCATATATTTTTCGTGAAAGTTTTTAAGCATATTTCTGTAGGCTCTAGTAAAGGAACTGCCCCAGGCGTGAGCTCTCTGCTCCTCATTCTGGAATCCGCAGTAGTAGCATCCTCCTACCAACTTCATCTGCAGGCTTCCCCCGAAAACTTCTGCAAAATCTACTGGCTCTATTAGATTTTTTTTCACTCTTCTAAGCACTCTGCTACTATGCTTCACAGGTTGTGCAATTGTTGTTTTGCTTCGCATTTTATAAAAATTTAAATTAAATTCCCTTTAAAACCACGAAAACAAAAAAACCTTGACTTTCGTGGGTCGCGAAACAAAACAAGACACAAGGGAATTGTAACCACTACTTATCAAGGCTAAGCCTATATTAAAATTAAAATTAAATGGGATTTTATAAAGACTCTCCCTTGTCTCTTATTTTATTTCGCTGTTGCAAATATACAATAAATATTTAATATAGTAATTATAATAATTATATAATTACCATAATTATTATAATTATTAAAAAAATCCCCCATTTTAGGAGGGATTTTCTAAATTTTCATTAGTTTTATAAGCTTGGTCTGGATGATTAGGCATATCAGGAATAGTAAAAATCAATAATTTCTTTTCAAATAAAGGTTTTATATGCTGTCTATAAATATGTTTATCATCTCTATTTAGAATCAGGGATATTTCCTCTTTTTTTAAAGGCTTCCATTTACATAAGCGTAAAATAATATTATTTATTGTTTCAGGATTATTTGCTCTTCTTCCGATTTTTTCAATGTCTTCCATTATATCTTCTGGAACATCCTGTAAAATTTCAGGTTGGGTGGTAAGCTCATTAGCTTGGGTGGTAAGCCCATAAGCTTGGGTGGTAAGCTCATTAGCTTGGGTGGTAAGCCCATAAGCTTGGGTGGTAAGCCCATAAGCTTGGGTGGTAAAATAAATCTCATCATCTGGGAGCATGGACTTAAGTAATTCTGTTGGGATGTAATAAGTATATTTGGTTTTACCTTTTTGCTCAATTAAGTCTAAGTCTTTTAATCTTTTCAAATCATTACTTGTAATTATAGAATCAGAACCATTTATTTGTCTTGCTGCAGAATTATCTATAGCGAACGCTTCTTTTACAAAAATTAGTATGCGTTTCTGATTGTCATTTAAATCAAAATTTTTAAACTTATTAAGCCACGAGATATCTTTTTCATTGAGCAAATGATGAAGCAAAAGTCTTACTGTAAATTTATTTTCTTCTCTATTACTTTCAAAAGTTGGAGGCATCATTTCTACTTCTTCCATCAATCTCCTCATTGTTCTAATGCCACTTCCTTTTGTTTCAGCTAAATTAGTTTCATGAAAAATAGCGGAAATATAAGGATTTCTATTTATAGAACCAGGCTCTCCAAGAGTTTCATCAGGTTTTAATGAATATCCAGGGTTTATGATTTCAATTCTATTAGGATATCTGATTATCTGTATAGGGCTATTTTCTCTATATGATCGATGTATAAGAGCATTTACCACTGCTTCTCTTAAAACCCTAATGGGAAGACCTATATTTTGAGCCTGAATATTATCATCATTCAATAAAAACCCCTTTGGTAAATCATCCGATATAGTAGAAACTATTCTTTGTGCTATTTCAAGAATTGAACCTCTCATATCTAAAGTAGTTTCAAATCTTTTGTTTGGATCATCTACCCAATGATTAGTAGGAACACGAATATAATCTATCCTAATCATAGGTAATAATTTTCGTTGAGCTTGGCGAGAACCAAAACATAACAACCCTGTATATGTGACTTTTAATTCATTCTTATCTTTTCTTAAAGCTGAAAGAGCTTCCAATAATTCTGTATTTGTATAGGAAAGCTCTTCTGCTGCAGGATTTACATTTCTTCTTAGCTTTTTATAATACTCTATAGCATCTTCTGAAATATCATTTATATCAGCATCTACTATAATAGATTTATCTAATGTATCAGTCTTATTGTAAAATAATATTAAATCATCTTCTGTGCATTTATGATCAGCAGAAGCTATTCTTCTATACGCTCCAGCAGGCAATCCTCTATTTTTAAAATATACAGGTTTTTGTTCCGGACTAAGTTCAGGTATATAAGCTATAACAGCATAAGAACCTTCTACTTCTTCTGTGTATAATTTGGGGCGTATAGGAATATTAAATAAATCACCACACTGTGATGTAAAATCGGTTTGAATTTTATCTAATTGATCTTGAGGTATACCAGAAACTACATAAGATGGAAACAATTTGTTTTCTCTTTCAACTCCCATTAGAATATATCCTCCCCCCAAATTAGGTTCATTACTAAAAGAACAAACTGTTTCCATTAATGATTTTCCAACTTCAGATGCTTTTTTTGCTTCTACATTTTCATTTTCGTCTATATTGTTTAGTTGTTCTAATAATTCTTTTAAACTTTTTTTCATTGAAACATGTTAATTAGAACACAAAAATACATATTTTTTATTTTTAACACACTTTATCTACATCGTTCCAGTCATCAGCGTCAAGTTTCAGCGACTGAATGTTCTTCAGCTGGAAACTCACTTCTACCCCGAAGAGCCTGCTTATATCCAGTTCCACAGGGCGGACTTCTATGCTGTTTTTTACAAACGCTCCGTAGAGGAAATGCTCTGGTCTATTGGCATCAAAGCGCATTCGTGATGCCACTTTCAAAGCCAGTTTTTCCGCCTTGTCTATCGCCTCGTATTGTTTCTCGTAGTCATCTGCTGGAGCGTCCAGAAGAATAGCGAAACTCAGATTTCGCACCGCTGATGAAGTCGCCATCTGCTCCCCTTCAATCCCAAAATTATAATTAAAAAGCGCCAAGCACGGAAACTGAATTCCTCTGGAACTCTGCTCTTTGTTCCTTAACTCTCTTGAAAAATAACCAATAAAATCCTCCAAGAATTCAGATTTTTCCACGATTTGGTTAAAGTAATTCTTTAACTCTAAATAAGATGTTCCTCTCATTATGCTTTGTTTTTCAATTTATGAATTTTATTACTTTCCAAAAATGCATTCATGAAATCATACAGCAGAGTTTTCTGGCACTCGTGCAAGTTCCCCAGCAGGCGGAGTTCATCTGCTGCCATCATTACTACAATCTGAGAAAATGGAGTGAATTTTTTCTTGACAGCAAATACAGGCTGATCTTCTGAGCGTGGCGTGTCGCTCTTGAAAATGCTCGGATACACCTTAGCAATATACATCCTCACCGACCCGAAGATAAAGCCAATCCGCTCGGCTTCCTTTACATCGATTTTGTCTGTAATTTCGGCAACTTTCGGAAGCAGGTTTTTATCAAATTTCGGTTCTTTGCTTTCACTCTTCGGGTCCAGCCGATATAATGCCGCCACCAGCTGGCGGAGATACACCTCCTTTTTCTCGGTCTGGTAACGATAGAACAAGGTATCGCAGACAGAGAACTGCTCTATGGTAATATCCCCCATTCTTACAGCAGGTTTTACCAAGCCTTTGATTTCTGGGAAATGATGCAGTTTCGGCTCTTCTGATATGAATTTAAGAGCTGGAGCAAAATTGGAAATCGGTATATTTTTCAAAATCCTCCGCATCTTGATACGCTCCCAAATACTTCCTTTTTTCATCAAAAGAATCTGCACTATCTGCATATACTGCTCGGTAAAATCTTCCGTATCGGTATGGCTGATGATATGGATAATCTCTCTTTGCTGGTAATCCGTAAGCTCCTCCCAGCAGTCTGGAACGCTGATTTGATTCATTTTTTACTAAAATTTTTCCCACTGGAAATGCATCCAGTCGTAGTTTTTCTCCCTTCCGAGTGAAATAAAGCCGTGTTTGTAGAAAATATCAATCATTGCTTTGTATTCTGGTCGGGCAAAACGGGCTGTTCTGGCTGTTTCTTTCAGCTGATTTCTTTCAGGGTCAAGGTCAATCGCAAGTCCCCAGGAATGCACTGAAAACTCACTTCCCCCACGCATTTTTCGGAAATTAAAACAGCCTCCGAAAATATCTATGCCCAATTCTCTGATTTTATCCAGTCCGTAATGTTTCAGAATATCAGAAAATACGGCTTTCAAAGGCTCTGCTATTTCCTTATGACAGGTTATTTTTCTTACTATTTGGTTTTTGTCCCAAGCCAACCGCATAGGATACGGCAGGTCTATGGTTACCAAATAACCAGCCCCCGCAGGATTGGGAACCCCGAATCTGTTTCTAAAATGGGATACTGTTTTCATATTTACGGATTTTGGTTTTGTTCTTCTTTTCTTTTTCTTTCGGTTTCTTCGGCATCTCTGCGGACTTTCTCTTTGATAGACTTATGAAGCTGCCAGCCTTTGGTAAGTGCAAAACCAATCCCAATTCCAATGAAAATAAGCCCTAAGGCATCTAATGTACTCATGTTCTAATTTTTTTTAAGGTTAAAATATCTTGTTTCTCAAAAATTCCCAGCACAAACCTCCCGCAGCAAATATTACGAAATAAACCCACCAGCTCTCCCTCCGTTCGGTCTGCTTGGATTTAGTTTCTGTTTTTGCTTTAGTCTGGGTTTCTTTTTCTTTATCGGTGCTTACTGCAACAGTATCTGTTTTATAGGTGTCAGTTTTTTTATTTGACAAATCCTTCTTATTATTAAAATCCAGTTTTCCTGTAGTCTTTCCCTTGACTTCTTTGCCATTGTAGAAAAAGGAAAATTCCGCAGGTGTATTCCCTATCGGAGTAATACTAAAACCAGAATCCATACTGATACTGCTGTATTCCTCGTGTTCCCTAGTTTGGGAAATCCCCGTGGAATCTTTTTTCTCTCTTTCAGCTTCGTGAATGCTGACTTCTGACTTCTCTTTTTCTAGGATTGCCTTTCGGCTCCCACAGCTTACCATGGACAATAACAGACAAGCAAGCAGGAGCCAGAATCCTATTCTGTGGCTGATTTTACTTTTCATCTTTTTTGCTTTTTAGGTCGTCAATATCTCCACTATTGTGGAAGTTTTTTATTTTATCCAAAAGTCCGCTCGGCGGGAATCTTCCCCCTGTAACAACCGACATGTTCGTAAGTGCAGTAGCGCCAGGATAGAGAATAACCATGAGCTGAACCAACACGCTGAAATAACTCTTGAAAAACTCTATCGGTTCCAAAACCTTATTGATAACAGACAAAATGATAAATCCCATTGAAATGATAGATAATTTAGTAATCAATTCTTTGAGATTTCCTTTGAATGTGAAATCCTTAAGAATTATCAAGTGAACATAACTATCTAAAATATGGTCTATTACTAAAACCACACACAAGCAGAATAGGAAAAACTCACTTTCTACATACCATCCACTAATTCGCTCCGTGAGAGTCAGTGCTGCCGCTGGCGCTAGTGACAACTGTGCTGATGCCATCAACTTCTGCGAAAAACTCCCTTTGTATAACAACACCAGGTTGTCCACAATAAATTCTTTTATATTCATTTTTAAATTATTATTTTTTACTTCAATAAAGCCTTTATATACACTTTCACTGGGTCTCCGATTTCTGCTGCTTTTAGCGGAATACCCTTTCTGCCCGTGCTGGTCGTTATCACTTTCAAACCTTTAATTTCGGTAACTGTGCCGCTACGCTGAATAAGTCTAAACTCCAATATTTCAGCAAAACTTTCTATTCTTGGGAGCTTGTAGATTACTCGGTCATTAGCACCATTCTTTTCTGCTACAACTTCCAAATCATGTGTCCAAGGCAATACAGTATCCACCATAGTATCAGAAATCCCAAGGTTGTATTCAGAAATATGTGGCGTCCAATCTGTTGCTTTTGTCCCTTTTTCTAGCTTAAAATTTCTGATGTCTACAGCTACCCCTTGAACATCAGAAGTAAATGCACCCATCCATGAACTGTCCAAATTAAAGGCTTCCTGTTTTACTCTAGTCCAAACATTCGGAGGAATACTCTGTCCCCAAATTGTAACATTTCCTGTGTGGGAATGCCTAAAATCCATACTTCTAGAGTGAGTTCCTGCAACTATACCCTCCATTTTAAAACCATATACTCCGACAACTTGATGAGATACAGGAGTATACCTCACAAAACTTCCTGTAGCATCACTCATAACAGCAGAAGTTCCCGTGTTTTCACTTGGAGAGGGGTTGTTAGGTGAAAGTAACGGAAGAGCCGTATTTTTAAAAAGATTAGCTCCACCTATAACCATATTACCTGAAGGAGTAGGTGTATTCCCTTTTGGTAGGGCTTTTAGTTTTTCATCTATTTGTGTTTTAGTGTAATAATCCGATGCCTCCAATTTCCCCACTGTCCCAAATTCCAGCATTTTGCTGGTTACATATTCTGCAATTAGTCTGTGTCCTCTTTTATTTGGATGCAAACCATCATAAAAATAGATTCCATGGTTATATTTAGTTATACCTACTTCCCTCATATCTATCCACTTGATACCATACATCTTTGCTATATCAATAATCCTTTCAGCAAGTTTATCAGAATCTTTATTTTGGTCATCTGTAGACCCTTCATGGAAAGACCGAAGTGGAGTCATCAATATGATTTGTGACTTTTTATAATAAGGAAGCATATTCTCCAATGCTAACTGATAAGCTTCTGTGAACTTTTTAAGGTTTGGATTATTTACATTAGTAATATCCCCAAGAGAAGTTTTATCTTTAATTTCCCCCAAAGGAACACCAGTAGTAGGCACATTCAGTGCACGCTGGTCATTTGCGCCCATGAAAATGAATATAAAGTCACTATCTTGAGCTACCACTTTTGTCCTAGAAAAAGCAAAGGCGTCGCCATCTATTCCTGTAACTCTAGAACCAGCCCTGCCATCAAGCGTTGCTTTTACTCCTCCTGTAAGACTTAAAAGCTGTGCAGTCCATACATCTTCATAGGCATAACCTTTGGCTGGTGTATATTCGTTATTTGTACTCTCCCCCCACGAAGTAATAGAATCTCCAATAAATGAAATCTTCTTTCCTGCGAGCTTGTTATTTACGCTGGGTGTTGGAGTCGGAGTTCCTGCTTTGACTTTATCCTCTACTTTTTTTAATGCTTCTTTGGTTGCTTTAGTATCCATTTCAGAAAAAGTCTTTTCAAAACTTTCTCTGAGTTTTGCTTCTGTAATTTCTCCATTGTTGTTGTCAGGAAGAAGCCCTTTAATTTCTTCCAATGTAGACACATTACTCATTGTTTCTTTATTTATATTCTAAATCCTTTACTAAATCCTCTGGAGAATCCTCCTACTTGTTTCTTCTTCTCCTCCTCTCCTATTTCAGCGATATTTCCTGCATATTCATACAGCCCTGTATTTGCTGAAAAAGTGAAACTTACCATGTTATCCTCTTCGAATTTCTTCCCAGAAGTAGCATCTCCGTTGGTAAGGTATGCAGCGTTTCTAAGATTCCCCAGAACCCAAACTCTGCCGTTACTATCCGAAACTAAAAACACCAGCCCAGAATTTCCCGTTTGAGAAAGAAAACCAAGGTTTCTAGGCGTCATTCCTGTCAGCTGAAACGAAAGCTCGCTCATCTGCTTCCATCTCTTTGCACTGCCAGTGACCTTCTCCGATAGAGAACCTTGGTCTAGATAAACATCCACAGCCTTTAGGCGTTTCCCATGTTTGAGTAAAATATTTCCTTTAGAAATTATCCTGCTGTCTTCGTAGCCCTCCGCTTCGGGAAGAACCATTTTTGCAAAGTCTGAAACAGAAGCATAGTAGAGCCTCACCAAAATACCTCCAAACACCTCTGTGCTTGGACAATAATGCAAATCTTCTGTATGTATTTCTGTAATCACAAAAACAAAAATAGCACCCCGCAGGGTGCTAAAAAAAGACAAGATATTACAAGAAAAGACCTCCTTTTTTTGCGATGATAGGGACTTTTAGCTGAGAGTCCTCCGCATTCCAGCAAGGGAATTTGTCCCTATATATACTTAGATAATCCCATATTTGCGTAAGATACCTTTCGCTTCCCCTCAGATGACCTTCCTGGAATCTTATTTTTTCCTCATCTGTAAGCACTACAGACTTTTGCCACGGCAATTCCTCATACTGCACCACGATGCCTGTGCTGGTAAATAGATAGCCCTGCTCTGCTGTGGCATCTGCTTTTGATCTATCAATACAGTATTTTTTTATTAAATTTTTCAGCACATCATCGCCCAGAAGAACATCTGCTTCACAAGGTTTCATTTTGGAAAGAAACTCATCCAAAGCACCACGCATCAAATCTGAAAGCATCAAATAAACCTCTGGAGAAATTTCTCCGAAGTAATATCTCGTTTCAGAAAACGGCAAAAGCGAGAAACTTCTCTTGAAAAAAGGCAATTCCTGTTTTTCCGCCAAAAGATTCAAGGCTTTTGCTAAATAAAAATCTGCCTTTCTGAGCCAACTCAAAGCCAAGTCACGAACATCCCACCAGCTGGCGTTTTTGGTCGTTCCCTGCTCATATTGGTTGATACCATAGTTACTCAGATGAACCTTTATCCTCGGAAGCGACAAAACAAAGCTGTAATGAAGCCCCGCCGTTACCAAATTATTATAAGCCGTGGGATTGGAGGTTTCCAGCTCTTGGAATACTTCTTTGTCTACCAAGGAGAAAATCTTTCTCTCAAATCCATACTGCTGGTCTATCAATTCAAAATCAAAATTCTTCGGAAAGCTCACCAGCTCTCTGGCTTTCTGCTCTGTTATTTTTTCCATTGTTACTATATTTTCCGCACTGATTACGAAACTTTTACTTTTGGTAATTTAATTCTTAACTGCCACTTGTCCATTTGGGTTTTTGTCCAAAGTTGTCAGATTGATATTCGGGAACTTCGCCACGAGATCTTTGTTCCAGTTATTCCATTTCTGAATCAATCTGAAAACCCAAAGCGTTCGGGCATGTTTCCTCGGAAGCCTCGCACAAAGTATCGTCCATGCCTCCCGTTTATCAGATCCAGAACCACTCAAGTTTTTTCCACCAGGAACGCCCGCACCCAGCAGGGCTGGATCTACCCCCATAGAAAACAAAATCTCCGAGTTTCCTGCGCTGGCATCGGGCAGAAAATCACCGCCAGCCTGTGTCTGCTTAATCTCCTCAATCTGAATTCCCTTTATCAGCTCTCCCGAGTTTTTGTCCCTAAAAAATGGAGAAATCAAACTTTTTCCGCTTCCTTTATTCCCCGTCATCTCTTTGTCTATGCTGTTTACCAGCTCTTCTCGGTATCTATTTTTCAGCTCACTGTCGAACTTCGCCCACTCATCCTTTCCGTATCTATGAATGAAGAAATCATCAGCGATATGAATCATATATTTAAAATTAAACTGCTGCTCAAACATTCGTTTTTTCAGTTCTGGAACGGACAGAACTACATCCATCCAGCCGTTTTTGAACGAAGAATGCCAGCCGACTGATGGATAAACTTTCTCTATCATCAAGGTATTGACAATAGGAACAATGAATTTGCCGATTTTCTTCGCCTTGCAGTAGTCTTTGATTTCCTGCATGGACAAATTCTGCCCGAAGCATCGCACCTTTATGGTATCTTTTTCGTTAAAATCCGTTTCGCCCCACGCAGAATTGATGTAGATATTTTCTATCATGCCGTTTTTGGGCTTTTCAAACCTGCAGAACCCCGCCTGCTGTCTCGATACAGAAATAATTTCTTCGCCGTTTGGACTCAGCAAAAATTCTGGGAAAGCGATACCGAAGCACTCGAAATCCGCCACCAAATCGCTCAATACCAATTCAAACTGCGTTCGGTCAAAAAAATCATAGATATCTGGCTCACTGCTGGGAATTTTTTCCTTAAACTCTGCATCGCCCTCGGTTTCTATCAATTCAAAAACCTTCAGCCCCAGCCCATAATGAGCCGAAGTAAGCACCTCCAATCCGCCCAAAGCAGCGCCCACCATCGCCACCTTTTCCATCAGGCGTTTAGGATATTGGTTATCATCGCCCCAGTTGCACCAGTTATTGGAATCCGTAGCCGATGCGTTTATTTTCGCAACACTGTGAGGTTCAGCGCTGGCACCTTTGGCAGCACCGCTAAAACTCACCACAGAATTACCCCCTACTATATAGGTGTCATTGTCTATTTTCTGCATTTTTATTTATTTTTTTATTAAAAAATCACCTTTTTGCCGTTAAATTCCTCAATGAAAATAATATGAATTTTCTTTATTTCGCCGTTTTTTAGTTTGATATTCCTGGTGCGATTTTCCCAGTGGTTAGGATTTTTAAAGGGCGTTTCATCCGCCAGCCTTACCGCCCCTTTTTTCGCAGGAGGACGAAGCAGAACCGCATCCTCGTAACTTATCAATTTCCCCCCCGTTTTATTTTGCAGGTTAAAACTTCTAATTTTTAGAGAAAAAGGAACAGGATTTTTGCGGGCATCTACTTTTTTCATTTCCGTGAGAACATCAGATAAAAACAGCGTTTTTTCCATACCGCAAATATCAAACAACACACTGAAAGCATAAAAGACACACCAAAAAACACCGAAAAACAAGGCTCTTTCTCAAAATTTTGAAACTAATCATTTGTTTATCAAACTATTAACCGATGAAATTTTTGTTTTTTTCTCAAAGTGTGCGAATTAACCCACGAGCCGCCTTAGTTTTTTCTACAATTGCAGTTTTATTTTTTACCGAAATATGAAAGGGACTTCCCCGAAATGCTGGAAAGCCAAAAACAAAAAAATCCCCTCGGAATGAGGAGACTCTGTAGGTTTTAAATATTGGTAATAATAAAGGAATCGGAGTAGTCGTAATCCAAAAGATAACCGAACTGCCAAAACAAACAGTAATCCAGCGTATCCGAAAAGTGAGTGGCGTGTTCCTGTGGAATTGTACTGCTTCGCTCGGAGGATTTGTCTTTCTTAAAGGCATCATCACTTGTCAGCGGTGCATTCTCCATTGATATTATCAAGTTCGGACACTGATTTTCATTTATCCTAACAATAGGAAGCCGAGGATTCTGTTCGGAAAGAATTTCGTTAATCAATCTGAACTTCTGTATATGCTCGGGATTATTCGTGTTCGGTGTCTGGTTAATCACTATCCAGCCAGCCGAACGGAGCGCATTCTCTACATCTTCTGCCAATGTAGTCTTGGAATTTGCCTCAGACTTGTAACCAGAGCGGTCATGATACAGATGCACTACATTACAGCTGGATTGGTGGTGTTTATAGTAGTCGATGAACTGCTTAACCATATCGGAAAGTTTATCAGGGTTCTTTGCAAAGAACTCCTTGATAAACCTTATCTCTCCTTGGCTTTCTAGATACTGCGATACTGTCCCGCAGTTAATTCTTCCCCCGAAATCCAAATTGAATTGTAACGGAACACCACGCACCAGGTCAGTGTCATACTTACTGCTTGGCACATAGTTTTCTGTCAAATCCCCCAAAGCATCAATATCATATTTATACTTATAATAATTCTTTTTGCTCAGCTGTGCATAGAAGCCATCTGCAATCTTCCCAGGGCGGATGTTCAATATCTCAGCTTCAAACATAGTCTTTGAAAGCGCCTCTCTTCTCATCTTCTCTATCCAGCCAGGCTTTAGGTTGTGGATATTTACTTTCGAAGATGCTTTGATAAAGGTATACTCTTTTGGGTTTTCTATTGCCATTTTCTCCCTATTAGTAAACCATTCCCCCTTCTTGGTCATAGCCACGGAAGAAACGAATATCTCGGCATGAAGCATAGATTTACCTTTGAATATTTCCTTCTTGGCTCTATTCGTTGTCAAAACATTATTGAATAATCGGTCGTAGGTAAGCAGTACAGCCTCGTCGCCCATTACCCAATAAGAATTCAACCCCCTTCCTGAATTGGGATTGTCCAGCGAAACCATTACAGCAATGGCGCCATTTCTGAAATGAATTACATTATTCCAGCTGTCGGGCGCTTGGAATGGTCGCTCGAAGCCCATAGATACTCCACTCTTTCCCACTACATAGTCATAACCTTCATACAGCCCGAACATCTCCAGTCCTTCTTTGGTAGATGGCAGTGTTCTGGACTTTATCTGCACAAAAGTTTCCCCCACAATCACACCAGTAGAGCGTGGCATCTGCCTTACGGCTTCCTTTAAAAACCACCCCAAAACAGTAGACTTACCCGACCCCCTCGCCGCTTCTATTGTGATATAAGGAATTTTATAGCGATGGTTTGCCAGCACTGCTGCCATCTGCATAGGATTGAGCAGAATCTCTTTCTGTGGTTTTATCAAATTGCTAATCTCTCTATTCATCATCATCTTCGCTTTCTTCTACTTCTCTAAATTCTGCATCTTCGATTTCTAAATTATTAAAATCTACTACACCATATGCAAACTCCTTATCCATCATTTTATAAATTCTTCTCGGCATTTTGATGTTATACTCATGCGCCTGTATCTTATTAGGGTCTATCTCGTTTTCATTTTTATCAATATTAGATATTTCTTTATACTCTTTTAGTGCCTTAACTGCAAGGTCTCCATTGCTAGCCTTTACAGCCTTCTGGTATTCGTTCCAGAAAGCCTCTTTCAGCACCTGCCGTTCTGCCGCCAATGTAGTAGCATCCAGCTCGCCAAAAATCTGCATGGACATGTTATACTCACGATACGCCGAAGCCTGAGAAATCCCGTGGTCTCTCATTAGTATCTGAATTACTTGATAGGTAGAGTATTTGTTATTCAATCTCAATGACCATGCGTGGCTCATCCGCTTTTTCTTCTCTGACTCACGCTCGGTCAGTTCCACTGAACTCTCATCTAGGTAACTCGCCTTTATACGCTGAAAACTGCTGTCTTTCTTGAATTTTGACAATTCCATGCCTCAAAGATAATTTTTAGGATTTTCCCTGCAAAAGACACAAAAAAGCCCCGCCAAATCAGGGGGGGGGGTAAAAAAAACACTAAACTATAAAACAATGAATATTGTTTGCCGCCTTGCGC